CGCGTGCTGCTCGGCTTCACCGATTCCGACGAACAGCTGATGCGCGAGCTGATCCTCGATCACCTGCACAGCCTCTAGCGTAAGCGGCAGCACTACACGTCGCATTCCACGGCCTCGCGCGCGCGCGATGGGAATCTGGACCGGACCCATCAGCCGGTGCATCCGTGTCCTCTTTTACCGCCATCGAAGTCGATAAACTCCCGGCGCCTGACATCTTCAAGCAGCGCACGTTCGAGGAAATCTACGCTGCGCGCCTGGCTGAATTCCGCCGTCTCTGCCCTGAGTACACCGCCCTGGTCGAGTCCGATCCGGTCATCAAGCTGCTGCAGGCCGGCGCCTACAGAGAGATGGTCAAGGATGAGGAATTCAATCAGCGCGCTCGCGGCCTGCTGCTGCCCTATTCCAAGGGCGCCGATCTGGACAACCTCGCTGTGCCGTTCGGCGTGCAGCGCAAGCTGCTGACACCGGCAGATCCGAAGACCAATACCCCAGCCATCTACGAGAACGACGCCGCGTTTCGTCGCCGCATCCAACTGGCACCGGAGAGCCTGTCGGTAGCCGGCCCCGAGGGCGCTTACATCTTCCACACGCTCTCGGCGCATCCGGACGTGCTTGATGCGAGCGTGGCCAGCCCTTCGCCGGGCAAGGTCGTGGTCACGGTCCTGTCGAGGCAGGGCAACGGCACGCCGTCGGCGGATCTGCTCAGGACCGTCGAAGCGGCGCTGCTCAACGACAACGTGCGCCCCCTGACCGACTACGTGACCGTCGCCCCGGCTATCGTGAAGCCGTTCGAGATCCGGGCGCGGCTGGTCACGTTCAACGGTCCCGATAGCGCCTTGGTACTGGCCGAGGCGCGACGCCGGGTTACCCAGTTCCTGCAGCAGACCCAGCGCTTGGGGCGCGATGTGCCGCTGTCGGCGCTCTACTCGGCCTTGCATGTCGATGGCGTCCATCGCGTGCAGTTGCAGGCGCCCACGGCGGATATGCCGGTGGATCCGCAGTCGGCCCCGTTCTGCACCAGCGTGGTGATCGAGCACGGAGGCACCGATGCCTGACGCCCGTTCCCTGCTCCCGCCGAACTCGACGCCGCTAGAGCGCGCGGTAGAGCGTGCCGACGCCCAGCTGTCAGCCGTTCCCATGATTCACGACACGCTCTGGAACCCGTGGAACTGCCCTGCCGAGTTCCTGCCGTTTCTTGCGTGGAGCGTGTCCGTGGACACGTGGGACAGCAACTGGCCCGAGCGTATCAAGCGCGCCCGCATTGCAAGTTCTTTACAGATCCAGCGTCACAAGGGCACTGCCCAGAGCATCGCCGACCTAGTGGCCAGCTTCGGCGGCCAAGTCCAGATCCGCGAGTGGTGGCAGTCCACCCCACAGGGCCAGCCGCACACCTTCGAACTGTTTCTAACCATCAGCGGCGACGGCGGCCAGGACTCATCGGCCGAGTTCGTCCACCAGATCGTGGACGCCGTGAACCGCACCAAGCCCGTGCGCTCGCACTTCACATTCACCCAAGGCATTCAGGCCGACAGCCAAGTCGGAACCGTCGCAGGTGCCCAAGCGGCGGTCTACCGCCGCCTGACGATGACCGGAGATTGACCCCCACATGCGCATGAAGATCACCACCGCAGGCCGCGCCAAGCTGGTGAACGACCCCAATACCGGCACCAGCACGGTGCTGATTTCCCACATCGGCCTCACTGCCACGGGCTTCACGCCGACTGCGGCAATGACGCAGCTGCCGGGCGAGTTCAAGCGGATGACCAGCTTTGGCGGTAAGTCGGTCGCCGCCGATACGATCCACGTCACCCTGCAGGACAGCGGCGCGGAGAAGTACACGCTGCGTGGTTTCGGCCTATACCTGTCCGATGGAACGCTGTTCGCCGCCTACGGCCAGGCCGACGCGATCATGGAGAAGGCGAGCATTTCCACGCTGCTGCTGTCGGCCGATGTGGTGCTCGCCGATATCGACACCGCGCAGATCAAGTTCGGCAGCACGGAGTTCCTGAACCCGCCGGCCACCACCGAGGTAGCCGGCGTGCTGGAGCTTGCCACCGACACCGAAACCGCCACGGGCAGCGACACGACCCGAGGCGTTACGCCGCGCGGTTTGAAAGCCACGCTAGACGGCCGCTTCGGCGCCGGTGCGCCTACCCCCTTTGCCAAAACGCTGCTCGCCTTGGCAACCGCCGCGGCCATCCGTACCAGCCTGGAGTTGAAGGGCGCGGCCCTGAAGGACATGGGCCATGGCAAGGGCTTGGATGCAGACACGCTAGATGGCCTCCACGCGTCCGACTTCCCGCAGGTCGGTGAGGTCCAGACCTCGTACCCGATGGCCACGAACAACTCCCAGAAGCGCTGGATCAAGCTGGGCACGCTCATGTGGTCCGGCAGCGGCGCGAGCATCCTCATGCTTGAGGTCACCTGCGGCGGCATTGGCGGTCGCCGCTTCGTGACCGACTTCGTATCAGCGTCGGCGCGCGGGTACGACACCTGGCTCACGGCGCTCACGCCGGCCCATGCAGATGCGATGGTCTATCAAGCACGGCTGGGGGCCACTGACGCCCTCAACGACGGCGCGCGCTTTGGGCTGGTCCTGATGCGGAACGGCGCCGGGGACTCGACCGGCGTTGAACTGTGGATGATGCAGGGCATCTACAACCACGGCCATCGCGTGCGTCCAGTGAATGTGTCCAACACCACCTACCACGGCGTGAAGGAATTCCTGACCGCCGAGCCGGCAGGCATCGTCTACGCCACGGTCGAGCCGGTTGCCTCTGCATCGGATCTGCGTCGGCTCGTGGAATCCACGGAAAGCCGCTGGGGGCGCCGCCAGACCTTTGCGCTGGGCCTCACCCTGCCTAGCGAGCAGACCATCGACCTGGGCGCGTCCGGGGGCACCCTGCGCGGTACTGACACCGGCAGTGTGGTGATGGCTGCGGGTGCCGGCGAAACGGGTGGCTTCGTTTACCTGCGTCCCAACGGCACCAGCAGTGCAGTCGGCCAGCTGGTCGTCTACAAGAACGGCTCCGTCGAGATGGTATCGGCGCGCGTCGGCGTGGGTGGCGGCACCGCTGACGGTAGCGTGCTGCTGGAATTCAACTCCCAGCGCCCATGGCAGTTCCGGCAGCTGGGCAAGGATGGCGACACCGCGCTGGAACTGTTCGATACGTCGGGCGGTAAGCAGTTCCGGCTGACCAACACCAGCAACAGCCGCTCGATCATCTTCAATTCTTCAGCCGGCCTGGTCGAAGCACCCGAGTTTCGAGGGATGCTCAACGGAAACGCGAGCACGGCCACCAAGCTGAGCGCTGCGCGAACGATCAACGGGATTGCGTTCGACGGTACCGCCAACGTCGTGACGCCCCAATGGGGTGCGGTGCGCAAGGTGACCATCGGCGCCACCGCCAAGGACATGAATGGCGGGGCGAACATGACGTGGACGCTCGCGGAGATCGGTGCAGGCTCTGCTGCAGACGTCGCCGCACGGGTTGCCTACATGCCTCCGACCACCAATGACGATGCGTGGATCGATACGTGGAATGTGCTGCGCATCAACAGGCAGGGAAATCCCAATCCAACGACCATGCCCGCGCAGTACACCATCGCGTGGTCGCTGCCGGCCTATGACAATTCTCGTGGCTTGGCTCTTGCCTGTGACTATGGCGGCGGCAATCGATCCTGGATGCGCTCCCGCCGCGATACGGCACCAGCCGATCAGCGATGGAAGGCGTGGTGTGAGCTGTGGACCGAGGCCAACTTCAATCCCGCGACCAAAGCCGATCTTTCGGGGGCTGATTTCAGTGGGGCAGTTACTGCGCCGGCGTTCAAGGCTGTCACCAACGCATACATCGGCGGCCCGAAGTACGCCGTGCTCGCGCCTGACGCAGCAGACGGCGAGGTGTTGCTGCGACCGAACGGGGGCGGATCGGTCGTCGGCCAGCTGAGTGTCACCAAGGCTGGGGTGCGTTGGGACGGGAAGGGCATGTGGCATTCCGGCAACTTTGAGCCGGCCGTCAAAGCTGACCGAATTCCCGGTCAGATCATCATGTTCGCTGGCAAGAGCGCACCCAGCGGCACGCTGATCTGTAACGGCGCAGCGGTGTCGCGTACGACCTATTCCGCATTGTTCGATGCGATTGGCACGCTGTACGGCGCTGGCGATGGGAAGACCACATTCAACCTTCCGGCGATGGCCGAGGGCACCGTTGTGACACACACGCAGACCCCCGCTTCTGTGGGCACCGTCACGGCGGGTGAGGTGATTCGTCACGCGCACACTGCGAGTTCGGCCAGCGCCGGCAGCCACACCCACACCGTCACTGTCGCCGGCGGTGGCGCCCACTCGCACAGCGCCAGCGCGGCAGCGGCCGGTGAGCACGCCCATGGTGCATGGACGGACCAGCAGGGCCACCACGGGCACACCGGCGGCACGTCTGCGGTCGGCGATCACCAGCACTTGACCGCCTATGCCGAGTCCGGCGCGCAGTATCCATGGGGCGCCGACTACGGGCAGCACATGGGCTCGCGTGGCAACATCGACTACGACAATCCCTGGCCCTACACCAGCCCTGCCGGTGGCCACGCGCACAGCTTCACCACCGACGGCGCTGGCGCGCATGGCCACAACATCGGCATGAACAACGCCGGCAACCACACGCACACCGTCTCGGTCGCCCAGGTAGGTGACCACGGGCACAGCGCATCGGCTGCGGATGCTGGCGCACACACGCACGGGATCACCGTGGCCAGCACCGGCGGTGATCGCAACCTGCCTGCTGGCCTGCGAATGATCTACTGCATCACTTTCTGAGGAACCGAGCATGTCCAACGAACCCCACTTTGCACACGCCTTTGATCCAGCCACCCGCGCGCACATGGGCACGGTGCGCCTGCAGCCCTCGCCTGATGGTGCCTGGCATCTACCCGACGGCACCACGGACGTAGCTCCCAAGCAGGCCGCTGGCACGTGCCAGGCGCTGCGCCTTTCCGACGACGGCACGCGCTGGGAGGTGGTTGCCGACTATCGAAACCGCATGCTGTGGGCAACGAGCACGGCGATGCCGATCCCTAACCGGCTCGCGCTCGGCGAGCCATTGCCCAATGGCGTCACTCTGGCCGAGCCGTTCAGGCTCGACGGAACCACGCCGCAATGCAATGCGTGGGACGCCGACCGACGCGAGTGGATCCTGCTGCCCGACTACAGCGGCCGGCCGATCTGGAAGAAGGCCGACGGCAGCTTCGCGGCGCCACTTCAGCGCGGGCAAGAGTTGCCCGCTGCCTTGACCGACCATGCACCGCCCTCTGACCGCATTGCGCCGATCACCTACGACGACGGCACCGGCGAATGGATCACAGTCGTGATTACCGAGCCGATCAACGAGCCGCCGGCAGAGTCGGCTTGATTCGCGCGCTCCCGATCTGAGCCGGCGCGGTTGTAGCGGCCGTATCTACCGCCTGCGCTACGTGCGCGCGCGAGGGGCCGCCGGGAACATGGGGACATGGATAGTGCCCTGCCCCAACAGATCAGCAACCTGCTCCGCGACGGAGTAGTGACCGAGGTCGATTACGACCAGCACCGTTGCCGCGTGCAGACGGGTGAAGCACACACCGACTTTCTTCCGTGGTTCAGCGCCGCCGCCGGCGAGTTGCGCACCTGGGCGGCGCCGAGCAGCGGCGAACAGGTGGCGCTGCTGTGTGGCGACGGTGACCTGGCCAACGCAATCGTGCTGCGCGGCCTGTATTGCGAGCAGTTCCCGGCGCCCTCGGCCAGCCCCAACGTGACCCTGATCCAGTTCAAGGATGGCGCCGTGGTCAGCTACGACCACGACGCACACGCTCTGTCAGCCGTACTGCCCGCCGGCGGAACCATGGCCATCACTGCCGATGGTGGAACCACGATCACCGGCCCGGTGACCATCAAGGGCGCCACCAGCATCGACGGCACGGTGACGGTCACCGGCAAGGTTGAGGTGTCCGAGGACGTGATTGCCGCCGGCGTCAGCCTGACCAAACACAAGCACACCGCCGTGCAACCGGGCAGCGGCACGTCGGGGCCGCCGGCATGATCGGCATGGATGGCCGCACCGGCGCCTTCAGCGACGACCTGGCGCACCTGCGCCAGTCCATCAACGACATTCTGACCACGCCCATCGGGTCACGCCTGCAGCGCCGCGACTACGGGTCGCTGCTACCCGAGTTGATCGACCAGCCGTTCAACGATGAAACCCGCCTGCGGCTGTTCGGCGCAACCGCCACTGCGCTGATGCGCTGGGAACCGCGCATCAGCCTGACCCGCATCGACCTGGCCCACGGCGACGTGGCCGGTTCGTTCGTCCTCGACCTTCAGGGCCAGCTGGCCACGCCGAGCGGCGCATCGCGCAACACACGCCTTTCCGTACCACTCCGCTTCCACACCCCCTAACCCAAGGAGATGCCCATGGCCGCCAGCGGCTACCACCACGGCGTTCGCGTCATCGAAATCAACGGCGGCAAACGTCCTATCCGTACTATCTCCACTGCCGTTATCGGCGTGGTCTGCACTGGTGAGGACGCAGACAAGGACGCTTTCCCGCTTGATCGGCCGGTGCTCATTACCGACGTGCTGAGCGCCGTGGGCAAGGCCGGCATGACCGGCACGCTGCGCTCGACCCTGCAGGGCATCGCAGACCAGGGCAACCCAGTTGTGGTTGTCGTGCGCGTGGCCAGCGCCGGCAACGACACCGACACCACGGCCAAGGTCATCGGCGGCGCCGATGGCGGCTCCTACACCGGCCTGCATGCGCTGCTGGTTGCACAGGCCCAGCTGGGCGTGCGTCCCCGCATCCTGGGCGCGCCGGGGCTGGACACCCAGCCCGTGACCGCCGCGCTGATCACCATCGCCAAGAAGCTGCGCGGAATGATCTACGCCAGCTGCGCGGCCAGCGCCACGGTGTCGGAGGCCATTGCCTACCGCGAGCAGTTCGCGGCCCGCGAGCTGATGCTGATCTATCCCGACTTCATGGCGTTCAACACCGCCACCGCATCGACCGGCATGGCCTACGCCGTCGCCCGAGCGCTGGGCGTGCGCGCCATGACCGACCAGCAGCAGGGCTGGCACAAGTCGCTGTCGAACGTACCCGTTGCCGGCGTGACCGGCATCAGCCGCGACGTGCATTGGGATCTGCAAGACCCGAACACCGACGCCGGTTTGCTCAACGCCGGCGACGTCACCACGCTGATCAACTCCAACGGCTACAAGTTCTGGGGTTCGCGCACCTGCAGCGACGATCCGTTGTTCCAGTTCGAGACGGCTACCCGTACTGCGCAGATCCTGGCCGACACAATCGCCGAGGCGCAGCAGGTCTACGTCGACAAGCCGCTGCACCCGACCCTGATCCGCGATCTGCTGGAGAGCATCAACGCCAAGTTCCGCGAGCTGGTCTATGCCGGCTATCTGATTGGCGCCAGCGCCTGGTACGACGACGGCGCCAATCCGAGCCAGTCGCTGGCCAGCGGCCAGCTGGTGATCGACTTCGACTACACGCCGGTCCCGCCGCTGGAAAGCCTGCAGCTGAACCAGCGCATCACCGACCGCTACTTCGCCGACTTCCCGGCCCGCATCAGCGGCTAAGCCCGCATAAGGAATCTCTGCCATGGCTCTGCCCAGCAAGCTGAAAAACCTCAACCTGTTCAACGATGGCCTGAGTTACATCGGTCAGGTCACCGAATTCAAGCTGCCCACCCTCACGCGGAAAATGGAGGAATACCGTGCCGGCGGCATGCTCGGCCCCATCGACATCGACCTGGGCCAGGAGAAGATCGAGGCCGAGTGGAAGTGCGGCGGCCTGATGCTCGATGTGCTGCGCCAGTACGGCGCCGTGTCGCACAACGCGGTTCAGCTGCGCTTCGCCGGCGGCTACCAGCGCGAAGACACCGGTGAGGTTGATGCGGTGGAGATCGTCATCCGCGGCCGCCACAGCGAGATCGACGCAGGCACCGGCAAGGTCGGCGACGACACCGAGTTCAGCGTCAAGACCTCGGCCAGCTACTACAAGCTGTCGGTCAACGGCCGCACCGAGATTGAGATCGACCTTATCGGCATGGTGTTCATGGTCAACGGCGTTGACCGCCAGTCCGCCCTGCGCCGCGCCATCGGCGCCTGATCCTTCCCCCCAGCCCGGCCGCAACGGCGGCCGGGCCATTCCTGAGATAGACGCACATGAACCACAACACCGAAGCCACCGACACCATCGACCCGAACGTGATCGTGCTGGAAACCCCGATCAAGCGCGGCGAGGAAGTCATCCGCTCGATCCGCCTGCGCAAGCCTTCGGCCGGCGATCTGCGCGGCATTAAGCTGCATGACCTGGCCCAGATGGACGTAACCGCGCTGACGACCGTCCTGCCGCGCATCAGCCAGCCACTGCTGACCCTGAACGACGCGGCCAAGCTGGAACCGGCGGACCTGGTCGAAGTCGCCCGTGTGATGAGTGATTTTTTCGTGCCGAATGCGGAGAAGGTGTCCCCGACGGCGTAGACGACCTGATGGCCGATATCGCGGTGATCTTCTCTTTCACCCTCACCGAGCTATCGGCCCTCTCCCTGTCTGAATTGATCCAGTGGCGCCAACGCGCCTATGAACGAAGTGGAGCACAGCAGTGATACAGTCCGCCCATGGCCACCTTCCTCGCCCTCGTATTTGCCCTGTTCCTGCTGGCTTCGGTCGGCGGGCTGCTGGTGTGGGCCTTCAGTGCCGGCTGTCGCTTCCTGGCCGCGCTCGTAGCGGATCCGACGGACAGCACAACGCCGTAGCGCGTGCAGCGGTTGTCATCGCATGAGCGGTGGCAACCTTCGCCTGCAGGTGGTGCTGGAAGCGCTCGACCGCGCCAGCGCCCCGTTCAAAAAGATCATGGCGGGCAGCAAGGGACTTTCCACCGCGCTGCAGGAACAGCAGGGCAACCTGCGACGCCTCAATGCCGCCCAGCGCGACGTAAGCGCCTACCGCCAGCAGCGACAGGCTCTGCGTGCCACCGAGAAGGGGCAGCTTGCCGCGCAGCAGCGCGTCGCTGAGCTCGCCCGACAGATGGCGGCCGCCACCAGCCCTTCGCGCCGTCTCACCCGCGAGTTCAGTCAGGCTCGCACCGCCGCCGGGCAGCTAAAGAGCCAACACCAGCAGCAGTCCGTCGAGCTGCAGCGCCTGCGCAGTGGCCTGGACCGCGCTGGCATCAGCACGCGGCAGCTGGGCGCACACGAGCGCAAGCTGCGAACTGACATTGCCGCCGCCTCTCAGCAGATGGAGGCGCAGCGCACGCGCCTGGCCGCGCTCGATGCGGCGCAGGCCCGTAGCCGGAAGATCCACAGCGCCGGCATGAACGCTGCCGCCCACGGTACGGGCGTGGCGCTGGCTGCCTTCGGCGCGCTTCGCGCGCAGACGTTGCCCATCGCGCAGGCCATGAGCTTCGAGTCGGCCATGGCAGACGTGAAGAAGGTGGTGGATTTCGACACGCCCGACGGCTTCGAGAAGATGGGCCGCGACATTGAGGAACTGTCGCGTCGCCTGCCGATGGTGCCCACCGATATCGCCAAGATCGTCGCGGCGGCTGGCCAGGCCGGCATCGCCAGCAACGAGCTGACCCGCTTCGCCGAGGAAGCGGCCAAGATGGGCGTGGCATTCGACACCACGGCCGAGGACGCTGGCCAGACAATGGCCACGTGGCGCACAGCGTTCCGCATGGGCCAGGACGACGTGGTCGTGCTCGCCGACAAGATCAACTACCTGGGCAACACTGGCCCGGCCAGCGTCCAGAAGATCAGCGAGGTGGTGAACCGCATCGGTGCGCTGGGTGAGGTGGCCGGCCTCGGCAGCGGGCCGCTGGCGGCGCTGGGTGCCACCGTCGCGGGTATGGGCATCGAGTCCGAGGTTTCGGCCACCGGCATCAAGAACATGCTGCTCACGCTTTCGTCGGGCGAGGCAGCAACATCGCGACAGGTGGCATCGTTCGAGAAGCTGGGAGTGAAGGCCAGCGAGATGGCCAAAGCCATGCAGGACGATGCAGGCGGCGCCATCCTGCACGTCCTGGAGAAGTTGAAGCAGCTGCCGAAGGCCGAGCAGGCCGCAACGATGACGCAGCTGTTCGGCCGCGAATCCATCGGCGCGATCGCTCCGCTGCTGACCAACCTCGATCTGCTGAAGGAGAACATCGGCAAGGTCACCGACGCGCAGAAGTACGGTGGTTCGATGAACGCCGAGTACGCCGCCCGTGTGGGCACGGCCGAGAATGGGGTGGTGCTGCTGAAGAACAGCGCCACCGTGCTTTCGCAGCGGCTCGGCAAGACCCTGTTGCCCACGGTCAAGGAACTGGCTGCGCGCGTGGCTAAGGTCGCCGACCGGATGTCCGAGTGGGTGACCAAAAACCCGCAGCTGGTGGCCACCATCGCCAAGCTTGCCATCGGCGGCACCGCGCTCGCTGCTGCCCTCGGCAGCCTGCTGGTCGCCGGCGGCGTGGGCGCGATGGCGTTGACGCAGATCCACAAGGCCGTCCTGCTGCTCAGTGGCGGCGGCGGTGTCAAACAACTGGTCGGCCAGGTGCTGACGCTAGGCGGCCGCGCATTCCCGATGCTGCTCAACGTCGGCCGCATGCTGCTGCCGTTGCTTGGCGGCATCAGCCTGCCGGTGCTGGCCATCGGCGCAGCCGTGGCCGTGGTCGCTGCACTGGTGTGGAAGTACTGGGAGCCGATCAAGGCGTTCATGATCGGCGTGTGGCAGGGCGTGTTCGACGTAGTGAACCCGATCATGGCCGAGCTGATGACCGCGCTTGAACCGCTAGGGCCGGTGTGGGCGCAGGTATCCGATGCGATGGGCAAAGCCTGGGCGTGGGTGCAGAAGCTCCTCACCCCGTTCAAGGCCACTAGCGAGCAGCTGCAGGGCGCGACCACCGCCGGGCGGGGCTTCGGCCAGGTGCTGGGCCAGGTGCTGACCGTCAACCTGCGCATGGCCGTGGTCGCCGTTGGCTGGCTGGTCAAGGCGTTCACCACGCTGCTGCCGATCATCCAGAACGCCGTGGGCGGCGCCTGGACGTACCTGCAGGGCGCATGGCAGCTGATCGTCGGCCTGTTCACCATGAACGGCGACAAGATCCGCTCGGGCCTGACCGCCATGTGGCAGGGCGCCAACCAGATCCTGATGGGGTGGCCGGCCAAGATGATGCAGGCCGGCATCGACATGGTGCAGGGGCTGGTCAACGGCATCGTGTCCAAGGGCAGCGCCGCGATGGATGCGGTGGCCGGCATCGCGTCGGGTGTCATGGACCGCTTCAAGGGCCTGCTGGGCATTCACAGCCCGTCGCGCGTCTTCGCCCAGTTCGGCGACTTCACCATGCAGGGCTTGGCCGGCGGCATCGACCGCAGCCAGAGCGAGCCGCTGCAGCAGATGACCAACGTCGGTGATCGCATCACGCACGCTGGCGCCGGCATGGGCGAACGGATGCAGCGGGCAGGAGTGAGCGAGAGCGCTGCGTCGGCCCACCGAGATCCTCTGCGTCCAGTTGCCGCCGGCGGCGAGCGCGTGACACGGATCGGCACCGATATGACCCAGCGCCTGCAGGTGCCCGGCAGCGGCACCGCGACGCCGGCCAGCCCGCTTGATGAACTGCGCGAGCGGCGGATCGCTCGCGTAGCCAGCACTGCCGAGGCAGCACGCGCCGCTGCCGGCCGCGACAAGCTGCGTCAGGCATCCACCGGTTTCGCTCTGGGTGCCGCTGTACTGCCCGTCATGGCTGCTGCAGCGCCGGTGGTTGCACCGGCTGCGGCGACGGCCGTAGCGGGCGGCGCAGGCGCTCCCAGCTACAACATCAACATCCACCCGCCGGCCGGCGCGGACTCGCGGGAGATCGCGGATCTGGTTCGGCAGGCTATCGAGCAGATCGAGCGCGAGAAGGTCACCCGTCGCGGTGCCCGGCTCAGCGACTAAGGACCACCGCCATGATGATGACCTGGGGCACATTCGTGTTCTCCCTTTCCACCGCCGCCTACGGCGAACTGCAGCGCCAGATGACGTGGCGCCACGCCAGTAGCGAGCGAGTGGGCGCCCGCGCTGCCCGGCAGTACGTCGGCCCCGGCGACGACACCATCAGCCTGCAGGGCACCATCGCGGGCGAACTGGTGGCTGACCTGCAGGTGCTGGACAAGCTGCGCGAGTTGGCCGACCAAGGCAGACCGCAGGCGCTGGTGGAGGGCACCGGGCGCGTCTACGGCGCCTATCTGCTGACCAGCCTGAGCGAGACGCGACGCGAGTTGTTCAGCGATGGTTCGCCCCGCCTGATCGACTTCCAGATGCAGCTGGAGAGGGACGACGACGGCGCAGGCGAGGCCATCTCATGAGGGCCACCCCGTATCCGATTCCCGCATGGCGCGTTGTGCTCGACGGCAAGGATCTGACCGACCGGCTGGCACCACGCCTCCTGGATCTGTCGCTGACGGAAAGCCGGGGCGATGAAGCCGACCAGGTGGATCTGCGCGTCCATGACCACGACGGCATGCTTGCCCTGCCGCGTCGTGGCGTAACCCTGCAGGTGGCCATCGGGTTCGAGGGCAGCGGCCTGTTCGACAAGGGGACGTTCAAGGTCGATGACGTGGAGCACAGCGGCTCCCCCGACATCATCACCATTCGTGCGCGTTCGGCCGATCTGACCGGCGCTGTCCGCCGGCGCCGCGAACGCAGTTGGCACGACACGACCCTGGGCGACATTCTCGGTGCCATCGCTGGCGAGCATTCACTGCGGCCAGCAATCGCCGCGGATCTGGCCAGCATCGCAGTGCCGCACCTCGACCAGGCCAACGAAAGCGATATCAACCTGCTTACTCGGCTGGGCAGGCGCTTTGACGCCGTGGCGACCGTCAAGGCCGGGGCGCTGATTTTTGCGCCCATCGGCGCCGGCACGACCGCCAGCGGCCAGCCGCTGCCCGGCGTCCAGATCACCCGCACCTCGGGCGACCAGCACCGCTACAGCGTTGCCGACCGGGAGAAGTACACCGGCGTGCGCGCCTATTGGGGCGACCGCAAGGCAGCACGCCGCACGGGCGTGCTGGTGGGCACGCCCGACAACGAGAAGAAGCTGCAGGCCACCTACGCGACGGCGGAGGAGGCCCGTCAGCACGCGGAGGCCGAGTTCAAACGACTGGATCGGGGCACCGCGCAACTGAGCTACCGGCTCGCAGTGGGTCGCGCCGATATTTACCCGGAACAAACGGTGACGGTCAGCGGCTTCAAGCCCGAGATTGATGGCACCGATTGGCTTGTTGCCAAGGCTACCCACACCATTGATGGAGTTGGTGGCTTCGTGACAGCTTTGACACTTGAACGAGCCTAGAGGCTGTCGGTTGTAAAGGAGTATGCGTGTCGCCCTGGCCCTGTGTGCGTCCCAACATGGAAGGTAACTCTGGTTCCTAGCGTCAGGAATGGAGAGATAAACTCAGCGGCACTCTGTAGAAAGGCTGTGCGCCCAACAAGCGACTCGCCGGGGTTCGGAACAAAGTAGACGCTCCATTCAGTTGCACCGTGTTCCGCCATCCTTCTTAGAATTGCCTGGGCGATTGCCTTTTTGCTTTCGGACAAAAACTGCACACTCGCGACGAGCACAACCTCGGACGTGTTGTCCGAGGTAGTCCTTATTCCGACCGACGCAAACTCACTTGTTAGATTCAGGTCACCACCGACCGCCCTAAGGATGGTCTGATAGTCATCCATCATCAGGTTAGCAACGAGCGGCCCGTCGCTCATATTCTTGCCGCTTAAGACGCTGCCCCTTACTGTTGACCAGAAACTTGGCCCAATCCTCTTGGGGAGTACATGCTCCGCCTGAAGGGCATCGGTGATCGTTTGATCGTTTACCTTTAGCTTCAGCCTAGTTTTCGCATTGGCTACGAAGGTTGAGAGTGTGTACATGCCGAAGTCACGCACACCTGCCTCACGCCGAATTTCCATCACAAGTTCTGGCTGGGGCTTCTTGCCAGCCTTCCCCCGAGTGTCTAGCCACCAGTCATCCTTGACATCTGATGTGACAAAGATCACGGCCTCTAACTTTTCGTGCCGGCAGTGATCAAGCAAACCCGACCACACCATATAATCGCCATATTGCCGTTGGTATATCAGCCCATCAACTAGATGCGTTCCTTCTTTTTTTCCGTCCAGATGACCAGGGCCTAGGCCAGTCTCATATCGCTGCTTAGCGATGGCTTCGGCTGCGTTGACTTCCACCTGATCGGTAGGCCTTAGACCAGCCCGTCCCGCAAGCAGTCCTTCCAAGAAGTCGCGAATTTCGTCATCTTGGTTAGGAGCGATGTAGTTCGCCCGCTCCTTGCGCGCGATGGCGTAGAGCTCTTTGGCTTTAGCCTCAATCTCGTTGAATGTGTCAGACAGCTCCTGCCAGCACGCACGCTTTGTGACCTTTTCCTCAGTCACAACGGCCTTGAACTCGATGAAAGCCGTTTTAATGTCCCGCTCCATCTTCTCGGCTGCCTCAAACTCATCGCGCAGAGTATTCAAGCGATTGCTGTGGTACTCGACCAGCACATGGTAAGGAACCCATACCCGCTCCTGGACCTTACGCAGGACGTCGATGATCTCCTTACGCGACGTTGCAGGCATTCGATAGAGACCGAGGAGCACATTCGTGTCAAGCGCGATCGTGGCATTTTTCCACAAGCGCGAAACATCCTTCTCACTTGGCTCAAAGTATCCAGAGAATTCGTCTCTCATCACTCACCATTGTTCTTTTGCTGTTCGGAAGCCTGCAGGACAGGCAAGGGAGGTTGAGTCAGGGCAGACACACGATACATCTCGGACCGAGGATCTTCACAACGGCGTTCTTCGGCCATTAGTGGGACCAAGGACGTACTAATTAAATGCCAGATAGCTAGAGCATGTACAACTGCGGTTCGAACGGTCTGAAGAACCGTCCTTCGGGGTAAAACTGATGGGTCTAGTGCCGGCATCGTCCATTGGATTCGCACGTCGCCCGTGAATACCTGGCCGATCACGGCCCCATCAAAAACGGTCTGACCCTTGCAAATGCACGTCGCCACACCACGCTCCACACCATCACCGCAACTCATAATCCATCACACCGTTTAACGCGCCACACCGGCGCCTCTTGCGGGTTGGATTAGCGGCCTGAATAGCGCGCGGCGTGAGCCTTATCGAACGGCTTTCTTCGATCCTTTAGGCGCCTTGACAACGATCTTCTGTCCACGCAGATCCACGTCACCGCTGATCTGCTGGCCAATGCTGGTGTTCTCGAAGGTTGTACGGGGCGCGGCCGCTGTCGCCGCTGGGCTGATTCCGCCAAGCGCAGCCAACGCAGCTGCGCGTGCCGGTGCTGACGCATTGCGCCAGGTATCCAGCAGATCGGCATCGGCTTCGGTCAACCGATCACGACGACCGACCAGCACATAGGTGACGTCCATACCGAGTTCATCAGCGGCAGCGAAGTACGCCCCACCCGGTACATGTGCGTCTTGCTCGAACAGGATCTGCGTGCGCTTGGCAACACCACAGGCCAGTCCGATGGCCTCCTGAGTCAGGCCCAGGCGCTTCCGTTCTTCTTTCAGGCGATTACCTACAGACACGCAATTTCCTCTTGACAGGTGCAGTTAACTTCACCACCATTCCGCCTAGAAATACACAGGGGAAACGGAATGAACGCCAAACGACGGACCACCGCGCCAGCATTGCGCACCAGCGAGCAGGCTCGCCAGTGGCTCATCGACATCGGCCTGTCGGTTACCGCTTTCGCGGAAGCCAACGGGTTGAGCCGCGATGCGGTGAACAACGCACTGCGTAGCAGCAGCAAGTGCCGGATCGGGAAGACCCACGATGCTGCCGTCGCACTCGGCATGAAGGCCGCCCCTGATTCTCACACAAAATCGCAGAGAACCACCCGAATCCGCACGCCCAAGGCCAAGAACGGCAAAGCGCCGGCAGCGAAGAACGCTGTAAAGAAGACCGCCACGGGTAAGGGCAAGGCATGAGCGCACCTGTCGCCCAGCGTGCAATTTTCACCTGCGACGCCTGCGGTACACCGCTGACCAAACGCACCAGCGCGCTGCAGCACCGCCACCTGCGAACTGACGCCTACGTGTGTCAGAACCCCATGTGCGGCGCGACCTACACCGGCATGTCGGAGTTGACCAGCATTGCCAGCCCTAGTGGCCTGCCCAACGCGCCTGCGTGCGAGTTGCCGCCGACGCCCGGCTACGAGCGCTCCCTGCTGCAGCAACGCTGGCGACAGGAGCGCGGCGAGTTGCAGATGGACTGGATCGAATCCAGCGAATGCAACCAACAGGACGGCGGCGCACTTTCCGCGCCCTGACCTTCTTTTCCCCTTTCACATCCAACTGACCTGGCGGCCACGGCCGCCGGCAAGGGAGTGCTGCGCCCATGATGCGCCACAAGACTCAATTTGACGGATGGTCCTCGGCGATGGAGCCGAGTTTCGTCACCGCTCCGGCACGCATCGAGTACGTGCCCTATGCACAGAAGCAGCGCGATGCGGACGATCTGCGCGCTCTGGTGCTGGCCCACATTGCCGCCGGCGGCGTCTACGTGCAGCTGTCGTCCACCCCTGCCGCACAGGTGTCTGCATGAACCTGTCCGCCGCTCAAACCGACTCGCACATTTCTACACACTTCTACTTGACTTCCCCACGGACGGGGAGCAGAGTTTGCCGCAAGGAGCTTAAGAACTCTGAGGATACAGCGGCAACCGCGCCCGTCAGCATTGCGGTTTTTTTGTGCCTGCAAAACGGGCGCACCGACGCTTTCTGCGTCGGGAGGGCGGCAGCCATACAACACCCGCGAGGGGAAAACTGCCTGCCGGTCTGTATCCCGGTTCTTAACCTCCCGACACCCTCGGTGCGACGCTTAAGAACGTCTCGCCGAGAACAATTCTCGGATACAGGAGACGTCTCCATGCCTCATGGCGCCCCTTCCACGCCCGGCCACCCGGCCGCGCGTCAGATTTCGCTCGCCTTCGGCCTGATCGCCGACACCCTTGAATGGCCCAACGACGACTACCAGGCGTTCATCGCTCGGCTGGTTGCCGTCGGCGTGTCGCCGCTCGCAATCACCTTGGGCGACGTGCTGATGGCCTACACCGCCCAATGCGACGCCCGCAGCGGCGCGCCCAGCGTCGGCGACAAGGAGGTGCACTGATGACCTCCACGTCCGATGTGGGCCGCCCTGACGCCACCATGCGGCCGGTGATCCTGCTCGACACCGCTTCCCACGGCATCGGCCTGCGCGCCTCCTTCGATCAACGCGGGACGCTGTACCTCGCCCTGGTACATGTCGAATCCGATACGGCGCTCACCGTGTCGGCGCATATGTCGGCCCATGTCCGGCCTGCTGCGCTCGAAGCCATTCAAGCTGGGTCGGTGGTCTACCTGCTGGCCAAGGGCGAAGCAGCCCGGTTCTTCGCGTGGCTGCGCTCCGGCACGGTTCACCCCGGCGGAGTCCATTGATGGCCAGCCACAACGGCCACAAGCCGCCTGCCCGAAATCCCGGCCCAGCGCCCGGCGCAGATCGTGGCGGACAGGTCATCAGCGTTTCGGACTATCTGCGCCTATGCCGAATCGCGGACGCAGCCGAACTGCTGGCCAAGCTGCCCAGCGAGGCCGCGAAGATGCTGGAAATCGAGGCCGACCACACCTCCTCTGTCGCGCAGTACATCGCAGAGGATCTGTCCGGGATCCTCAGCCGCTCCCGACCCGCAGGCGAATAACGCACCACCCAGACCCCAGCGGCGCACCACCGCCGCCGGGGTCGATCAGGAGAGAGCCATGCAACACCACCGCATCACCGCCCTCGCGGCATCACAAGGCTGAGCCGGCATGCAAGAAGAAATCCGCAACCAGGTACTGACGCGAATCGAGCGCGACTACGGCCTCAAACACCGTAGCGGCCTGTTCATGCGTGGGGGCAAGTGCCCCCACTGCGGCAAGAAGGAGCTTTACACCAGCCACCTCAAGCCGTGGGTGCTTCGATGCGGTCGTCAGGCCAAGTGCGGCCAAGAGGTGCGCGTCCGCGACCTTTACGACGATCTGTTCGACGACTACTCCAAGCTGAACCCCCAAACCACGCAGGCGCCGAACGCTGCGGCTGACGCATACCTGGCGACCGGCCGCGGTTTCTCCATCAAGCCGCTGCAGGGCACGTATACGCAGGAGAGCTTCTACGACAACACCATCCGGCAGGGCACCGCTACGGTTCGGTTCCAGCTGGCCAAGGGTGGCTGGTGGGAGCGCCTGATCGACAGGCCGCACCGGTTTGGCAAGATGAAGGCACGGTTTGCGCCGGGGCAAAGCTACGCAGGTGTGTGGTGGGCGGCTCCCGCTGCGCTTGAGCAGATGCGCACCGCGCGAGAAGTCTGGATCGTGGAGGGCATCTTTGACGCCATCGCCCTCCTGCAGCGCGGCATCTGCGCTGTTTCCGCCATGTCCAGCAACGCCTACCCAGAGGCATCGATCAAGGAACTGCGCGACCTTCGCTCCAGCGACTTGCCGACCTTGGTCTGGGCCTTGGACAACGAGCCGGGTGCGCGTGCCTACACTCACAAGCACGCCCGCCGTGCCGAAAAGCTAGGCTTCAAGAGTAAGGCCGCCCAGATCGACCAGGGCACGGGCAAGAAGACCGACTGGAACGATCTTCATCTGCGCGCCCAGGCTGCCGAGGACAGCGACGCCCAGTGGCAAGCCGACGTGGACATGGCCCTGCACCAGGGCGCGCTGCTGATGGCGCGTACTGCGATGGACAAGGGCTTGATCGTCTACGAACACGACCAGCGAACGCAGTTCCACCTCGACCACCGGAACCGCCTGTACTGGTTTGAATTCGACCCGGTGCGCTTTGACAAGCTATGCCGCGAGCAGGCGACCCGAAAGGAAGACGCCGATGAAGAACTGGACCCGGAACAGGTCCAGAAGATCCGCCGGGCATGCTGCAACGTGCGCGAGATCGCCAACTGCTACCCGCACGCGCTGTACTACCAGCGCAACGAACTGACCGACGACGCTTGGTACTACTTTCGCGTCGAGTTTCCGCACGATGGACCGAGCGCCGCAGGGACGTTCACGTCATCGCAGGCGCTGAACGCCCCATCGTTCCGTGATCGGCTTGGCCATATCGCGCGCGGCGCCATCTTCGATGGCAGTGCCTCGCAGCTGCTGCAAATCATGAAGGTGCAGCTGGACAACATTAAAGAGGTTCACACCGTTGATTTCGTCGGCTACACGCCGGAGCACAAGACGTACATCTTCGGTGACCTGGCGGTGCGAGACGGCGAGATCAGCCTAGCCAACGCCGAGGACTACTTCGAGTTCAAGAAGCTGCGCATCAAGACCACGCAGCGCTCAATCCGCATGGATGTGCAGCGGGACCACGAACAGTACCGGACCGACTGGCTGCAATGGCTGTGGACGTGCTTTGGAACGAACGGCATGGTGGCGCTCACTTTCTGGTTCGGCTCGCTGTATGCCAACCAGATCCGGCGTGGCCACAAGTCGTTCCCGTTTCTGGAGGCCACCGGTGAAGCAGGCGCGGGCAAGACCACGCTCTTGACCTTCTTGTGGAAGCTGCTGGCGCGCAGTGACTACGAGGGCTTCGACCCGGCGAAATCCTCAAAGGCCGGCCGCGCTCGCGCCATGGGCCAGACCTCGGGCATGCCCGTGGTGCTGCTGGAGGCCGACCGCGATTCGGGCGACAAAGCGCATTCCAAGTCGTTTGAATGGGACGAACTGAAGGACTACTACGGCGGTGGCACCCTGGCCACGCGGGGCGTGCGCAACGGCGGTAACGAGACGTACGAGCCGCCATTCCGGGGCACCATCGTCATCAGCCAAAACGCGGCGGTGGATGCGAGCGAGGCGATCATGACCCGCATCGTAAAGCTGCACTTCCGCAAGCCCAACGCGACCACCGAGAGCCGGCAGGCGGCAGACAACCTCAACGCGCTTCAGGTGGAGGAAGTGAGCCACTTCCTCATCAAGGCCGTGCGGGCGGAGCAGCAGGTATTGGAGACGTTCGCCGAGCGCGTGCGCTTCTACGAGGCAAAGCTGCGCGAGAACAAGGATCTGCGCATGGAGCGCTTGATCAAAAACCACTCGCAGATGCTGGCTTTGCTCGATGGGCTGCGCCTGGTCATCGATATCCCCGAACACATGGTGAAGGCCACCCAACAAGCACTGGTCGATATGGCACTGGAACGTCAATCCGCGATCAGCGCTGACCATCCCCTGGTCAACGAGTTCTGGGAGACGTACGAGTATCTGGAAACCATGGGGAACGGCGAGCGCAACATCGTCAATCACTCGCGCGACCCACAGCGGATCGCCATCAACCTCAATGACTTCATGGCCAAAGCGGCGCACTACAACCAGCCCGTTCCTGACCTGAAGGTACTGCGCGCATACCTGCGTGATTCGCGCCGCTACAAGCTGCTCGACACGAATCTGACGGTCAACAGCTGCATCAGAACCAACAGCCTGAGCACTGGCGTTGCCGTGCGCTGCTGGGTTTTCAAGAAGTAAATGTAAAAGCGGGCCGGCGGGCAGAGCACCACCTCTAACCCCAAGGCCATCCACCAACGACGCTCAGGAGAGAGCCATGCAACAGTTGACCGGCAGAGCCGACACCACCACCGCACGTACGCTGGAATCCAGCACCGGACCCGACGCGGAGGCTATCACGGGTGTGCAGAACTGTGCACATGAACCCATTCACCCGGAATGCAGCGCCACGTTGACGTTGCACATCACCCACAACCAGGTCATCGCCACCGCCGTCCTCAACATGGGGGGGCACAAGGTCGCGCAGCGTGTCTTCGAGCGCCGGAAAAGTAGCAGGCCCGGCTGGGTGCTGGTCAAAGGCCGCGAGGAATTCGCCGATGAGGGGCATTGGATCTCGACGGAACTGGCGAGGCTGGCCGACCGCCTTCCTTTCCCATTCGAGGTGGCCAACATGCTGCCCGGCCGGAAGGCCACCCCAGCCGCAGTCGCACAGGCAGCGCAGGAGGTGTCCCATGGCTGAGCTTCTGCTGATCCTGCTGGGCCCAGCCACCGGCGGCGCGCTGCTGCACCACCTCTGGATCACCCGACCGGCGCGGCGGCGTCACAGCGGCCTGGCCGTGGGCCAGATCCCCCAGCGCCTGCGCCGGCGCTCGCGAATGGCTGTGCGCCGGGGAGCGGCCCATGCTTGAACTGATGCTGCGCGACATGCGCCGACGTTGCCCGGATTGTGAATCGACCGGTTGCCTCGATTTCACCGACGTTCCGCCGTGCGTTCGCACGTACGTAAAGGATGACGCTGAGTACAACGACCACTTTGGCGCCAGCCGCGACTACGAGTGCAGGAACTGCGGTGCAGCCTTCACCCTGACCGATTGGGAGGAAGCCCGTGGCTGACCTTGATACCGCCCGCCGCTTCCTCGCCGGCGAATACGATTCCGCAGGACTGCCACATGTCGCTGCGTCGATCCTGGCCGGGACCAGCCCGCTCGGCAGGGGTGTCTACATCGCGGCCGTCGCCGCTGCACTTGCCGCCGACTGCCCTGCTTGTGCACACGCAGGGGAGGCCGCATGACACAGCAGCAGCAGACAGCACCTCGGGCGCTACCCCCGTGTCCGGCAGGGCATGTGGCGCGCTACATCTTCGACGGGCGGCGTTTAGACGCGAGAGGTGGCCACTTCATCGAATGCCGATGCAGCAAGACGCTGAAATGCGCGACGTTCGACCTGGCGTGGGCGCATTGGCACAAGATGCATGGCCTGCAGCCCAGGTTCGATGCATCGCCCGTCGTCGGCAGCAACGTGGTGCAGCTTGGCTTACGTCTGGCCGGCGGTGACGCATGAGGCCGCACGGGTTCGGCACGTTCTGGCTGCTGTACGGGCAGTTCGGCGCCACCATGACCCTCGAACAACTACAGGCGACCTACTTCCCGATGGCCAAACCCAAGACCATGGCCAACAAGCACACCGCCGGCCTGCTGCCGCCGCGCACGGGCGACGTGTACGACACCCGGGACGTTGCCGACTGGTGGGACGGACAGCGCAAGGCGACCGCCGCCTGACCCAGTAAGAAGGGCCGCCCATGGGCGGCCCTTCTTCAATTCCAGCTGTGACCAGCGCCATTATTGTGCCAGCAGCCCCAAAACCCTTGATACACCTAGTTGTCGATCCGATCCATCATGGGGGCGACGGACAGGCGCAGGGAGGCGGCATAACGCGCAGCGGCGTCGGTGGCGGGCAGGGTCATCGGGCGGAGCGTCGGATACTGCTGGCATTGCCAGCGCAATCAATAGTTTACCTGCTTGGAATGAACGTTGCCCGAGGGGGCTCCCTGGCCGGAGGCGCACCCCGCGCTGCCAGGCACCCGCGCGACCGGCGCCTCGGGGGAGAATGCACGCTCCTGCACTGTCCGATGCCCGATGACCCCGCCCCGCTCCCGCCCGTTCGACCCCACCACCGAGCAAGGCGTGCTGCGCCTGTCCATCGCCGCCTCGCTGGCCATGGCCGCGGCCGCCGTGGTGTTCGGCTTCCTGGCCAATTCCTCGCTGATCATCTTCGACGGCATCTACGGGTTGATCGACGTGGTGATGACCTGGCTGTCGCTGCTGGTGGTGCGGCTGATCAGCCTGTCGACCAACGTGGACACCCTCCAGTCGCGCTTGAACCAGCGCTTCACCATGGGCTTCTGGCACCTGGAACCGATCGTGCTGGGGGTGAGCGGCACGCTGATGATCGGCGCGGCGTTGTACGCGGCGGTCAATGCGGTGGACGCGCTGATGTCGGGCGGGCGCGAGATCGCATTGGGGCCGGCGATCCTGTTCGCGGTGCTGTCGATCATTGCCGAGATCGGGCTGGCGTTGTTCATCCGGCGGGTCAACCGCAGCATCGGCTCGGAGTTCATCGCGCTGGACGGCAAGAACTGGGTGGTGTCGGCCAGCATGTCGGCGGCCTACCTGGTCGCCTTCATCGGCGGCTGGTTGCTGGGCGGCACGCACTGGGCCTGGCTGGTGCCCTACATCGATCCGGCGATCCTGCTGGTGGTGTGCCTGTTCGTGATGGTGGCGCCGCTGGGCACGGTGCGCCAGGCGCTGTCGGACATCCTGCTGATCACCCCGGTGGACCTGCAGGCGCACGTGGATGCCGTGGCGCGCGACATCGTGGCCCGGCACGGTTTCCTGGAGTACCGCAGCTACGTGGCCAAGGTCGGGCGTGGCGAGCAGATCGAGTTGTTCTTCGTGGTGCGCGCCGACGATCCGCCGCGTGCGCTGGTGGAGTGGGACCGGCTGCGCGATGAGATCGGCGAGGCGCTGGGCGAGGAATCCACCGACCGGTGGCTGACGATCATGTTCACCACGGATCGGGAGTGGGCGATCTGA